TTTGTTCGGCTTCAGGAAACCATACGCCCAGCCGTCCGGCGTCGGTTCGGACGCCGTAAGCTGGACGGTCGTGGTGCAGAAGTTCCACGGGTGCTTTTCGAACAGCAGCCGGCACTTCTCATCGTACCGATTGCGGATGCGAACGACCCACGTATCCTCTGACGTGGTCGGCGTCAGGCTTTCAGGCTCGCCCAGATGGTTGAGCGCAGCGTTGATGACACCGCCCTTCGAGGCCATGACTATTCAGCCACTTGCTCGGCGGGGCTTTCGGCCTGCTTAGGCTGTCGGCCAGGTTTGCGGCGCACGGTGACAGCAGCGACGCTATCGACTGCGGCAGCTTCCGCGGCGCGCTGTTGCTTGTGGCCTGCGAGCTGGAACACCTTGATCGCAGCTTCTTCGCGCGTCGAGAAATCGCCCTGAATGGCGTTGCCCTGATAGAATACTGTGTGCTTGCCCGTGTGGCCCAGATACTTGATCTCGTATCCGGCAGGCAGGTCGTCCACTTCGAAATGGTCGAGGAAGCGCTTGCGGGTCACGATCATGTTGAGCCCGGCTGGAATGGCGCGGACGAGAAGCTCGCCCCACCAAGACATATCCTCGGACTGCACCTCGATCACATCGCCCACGCGGATCCTGCCAGCGTGGAAGCCGAAATACTCAGGCCGCAGCACGTCCTCGGCGTTGTGGCCGTCTGGAATCATCGCAAGCCAGTAGCCGCGATGGGCATTGTCGCGGTCCATGACGAGCGCCTTGCTCGGGCAGCGAACGGGATCGTGGGACATTGTCTCTCCGTTGAAGGAAATACGCGGGAGCCGAAGCCCCCGCGCATCAGTTGTCGTTCGGTTAGGTGTTCGTCACGACCACTGCCGTGCCGTCCGTGAGGTCGGCGGCGCCCGCGGTCGAGATGCCGAGGACGTTGTGCAGCGTCACGCCAACGAGGACGTTCGCCGTAGCAGCCGCCGTCAGCTTTTCAGCCTGCGTTGCCGGGATCGCCGTGGTCCAGCGACGGACGACGACGATGTCGCCCTTCTCCATGCCACGCGGGTTCGCTGCCGGTTGGGCGGCGTCCGAGATGTAGCCGATCGCATAGACCGTCGCGATGGCGTCCACGGTGTCGTAGAGCCACATATTGAAGCCGACCGTGCCGCCAGCGCGAAGGATGCAGGTCAGGTCTTTGGAAATATAAGCCATGTGAGTGTTCTCCTGAACCTGGGCTTAAGCGAGAGCGGCGGTGTCGTTGTGGACGATTTTGATCACGCCACGCGGAAGAGTGACCGCGCACGCGTGCATCGCTTCGAAACGGACGCCGGCGTAATCGTCTTCATCGTTCTCGAACAGGATCGCCTGCGGCTCGCCCGAAAGCATGTGGCCGATGGAGTTCTTGTGGAAGATGAAGTTGTTCGACGTGGCAGTGCCGTTGCCGGTGAGGCCCGTGTGGGTGAACCAGTTGACGCCCATCCAGTTGCGGACCTTGAAGCCGATCGAGTTGTCATCGACAGGCTTGACCTCGGTGAAGTCGCGGCTCTTGAACTCGTTGATGCGGAGCATCTGAGCCCAGAAGGCCGGGGTGACGACGCCGTAGACGTTGCCGTCATCCGGCACGTCCTTGTTCCACAGGACCAGCGTTGCGCGCTGGATCACCGCAAGGGTCGAGGCCGTGACCGTGCCGTCCGGGTGGACGACCGAGGTGGCATCGAGCGTGGTCAGGATCAGCTTGTCGATCGCCTTGTTGATGGACGAGCGACCGCGCATGTTCATCGCAGACCGGGTATTCTGGTTGGCGCGGAACAGGTCGAAGTTGTCGATCTGGTACTTCTTCTGCGGCTTGCGCAGGGTCGCCGTGACCTGAGACAGTCCGAGATCCGACTTCGGAACGCGGCCATCGCGGGTCTTTTCAATCGCTTCGTCGCTCGGATCGACAACGTCGAACTTCACAGTCTCGCCGTTGACGACACCCTTGGAGTGAACGGCGACACGCATCTTCGCCATTGTACGTTCGAAGTCATAGGCAAACTCGTCCTGGAACATCGTCCGGAACTGAGCAGTGATTTGGTTGACCATAGGTCTTTCCCATCATGTTTCTGTTTTCATGGTGGGCGATGCCGGACAACGTCATGGGTAGGCCGCAGGATGCGGGGCCATGTCGTTTCCTTGATGAAGCACGGGGCCAGCCGTAGCCGGGTAAGCCGTGGAACGTCGCAGCAAGCCGATCGCCGGAAAGGCTCCTGCCGCGTTCTATCTCTGGTTGGACCGGAGAGCCTGGCGCTTGGCGTAGAGCTGCTCGAGTTCGCCGCCCGCAGAGGACAGCTTGTCGTACTCACGCTTCTGCTCAGACGAACCATGACGGTACGCCTGTATTTCCTTGATGCGGTCGTCCACCGACTTGGGATCGCCCGCCATTGTCATCGTGGCCGAGAACACGGGATCGACAGCCAGCGCACGTCCCGCCGTCGCCATCGCCCGCATGAATGCCTTGTTGTCGCCCAGCAGCGCGCCGTCCTCACCGCGCCAGTTGAGAATGTCCTCGACCTGGTCTGAGCCGAACAGCGCGCCCACAGCAGCGTTCGCGAAGTCCATGTTCAGCTTGTACTCGGTTCCCCACGACTGCTTCAGTTCCTTCTCGGTCGCGACGCGCGTCATCTCCTCAGTCGCCAACTGGTTGGCAACTTCAGCCTCTTTCAGCGCGACATACGCCTTGTGGACAGACTTCACCGTCTCAGGGGACGCAGCCATGCCGCCTTCCGCGTGGAACAGCTCAGTGATCGTCTTGAGGTTGGCCTTGTCGCTGTCGTCGAGCGTCATGCCGGCGGGGAGGATTTCCTTGAGGTCGATCTTGTAACCATCCGCCTTCTCAGGCACGCCCAGCACCTTGGCGAATGCCTTGCGGTCGTCGTCGCTCGCATCCTTGCCCGGCAGCTTGATCCGGCCACTGTCACGCAGCGCCTTCTGGTTGTCCTCGAACGCCTTGTGCAGCGTCTTCAGGTCGGGGAAGCGCTCCAGGCCCTTCAGCGCCTTGTCATCATCGCCGGCAATCGCCTTGCGCCAGTCGAAGTCGCTCGTCGGTTCAGCCGCAGGGGTAGCCTCTGCCTTCGGTGCAGCGGGTTCCGCAGCCTTGGCGGGCGCCGCGGCAGCAGCGGGGGCGGCAACAGCAGGCTTATCGACAACCGGGGCGTCAATTACAGCAGCTTCACTCATCTGTCGGTTTCTCTCCGAATTGGTGGGGTACGCCATACCCCGTCAGCATTCCAACGGTGCGGCCCAGCCAGCGCGCTCCGTCCATCTTGCCGACCTGGCGCTCGCTCGCGTCGTCCTCGGCAATGTCGTCCATCCCGGCAAGCCGGAAGATCGTCTTCAGGGCCAGCTTCTGCTGCGCATCGCTCGCCTCGCCACGCGCAAGGGCGGCAAAGGCCGACGATACGGGCTTGGGCAGTTCGATCTGTGCGCCGTTCAGACGGGTGAGGCTCATCAGGTTGTGACCGCTTGCAGCGCGGCGTCGCTTAGGGCGGTGTTGAACATGGCGACGGCCTGTATGTAGCCGTTGAGCTGCAATGCGAAGCTTGGGTTCGCACCGAATATCAATCGGTTAGGCGTTGCGGGGACCGTTATTGCGCCGGTTGCGG